AAGAGCATCAGTTCACCGTCGGCAACCTCGCTTCCGGTCTCATCCTTCTTGTAACCCGCAACACCCTTGACTACGACGGTGGAGAACTCGGTGAGGCACTCAGGGTTGTCAAAGCTGGCAACTGCGAGTTTCAGCACATTGTTGCTCTTGTTGTAGGGAGTGGTGCTTCCGGCATTGGCGGAGATGGTGACTGCATCACCGTTCCAGACCGCATCCAGATCGGTGGAGCCAGTCCTCCAGTGTCCGTGGACAGGGCTGTTGACCTTGACGGGACGGCACTGACGGGCGATGTAGGTCTCAATAGGGAATGCGAAAGGACGGAACTCGTCAACATCCTTGTCGTAGTCCTCGGCCTCAAGGCCAGCGTCGCGGGAGTCGGTGGCGGTAGCCGCCTTGCCCTGAAGCTGGGTCTTGCCACCCTGCTCATCCTCCTGGAGGGCCTCGTCTGCGGGACGGCCACCAGGGTTGGTGGAAGCATCATAGGTGTCCATGTTCTCCGAAGGGTTGGCTGCAGGAGACAACTCCACGGGATCAACTGCCATAGCGAATCCGAGATCTGCACCCAGCAGACCTGCGGCAACCACAAGCAGCGATGACAGGACGCTCATCTTGTGGGTCTTAATAAAATTGAAAATACCCATATTGATAAGTTTTAATGAGTTGTTAAAGTTTAACGTATACCAGCCCAAGGACTGGAGGCCTTGACAACGGGGGCTTTCTCAACCACCTTCGCACCCTGTCCACCAGGGATGGCAGGAGGCATCGAACCTGCGGTGTTGCGGTCACGCCTTGCGGCTGCGATCTTCTCGTTCCTTCCCTTCACCTCACCTTCAACCTTCGCTGCTGCGACATCGGCATCGTGGTTGATGGCGTTGTAGGCGAGTTCGAAGTCTTCGGGAGAGTACTTGTTCACCATGCCGTTGAAGGCGATGGACAAGAGACGGAGCATGACATCCCTCTTCTGTTCGATGGACAGACCCTTGGCATCACCCCAGGTCTCAAGATCGGCAAGGGACTTCTGCCAGTTGGCCTCGGCCTCGGCATTGAGGTCATCGTTGACCTTCTTGCGCTCCCTCCAGGAGTCAAGCTGACTCTTGAAGTTCGCCTGTCCCTCCTCGCTCATTCCGAGGTCATCTCCGAAGGTCTCCACAAGGGCAGTCCTCGGATCTCCGGTCTCAACCCACCTCTGGATGAACTCAGCAGAATCGGGGTCGGTCATGAGCAGTTCGGTAAGCCTGTTGTTCTTCTCGTCATAGGTAGCCTGCTTGGTGGTCAAATCCTCAAGCATCTCGTTGATCGCCTCGTCCAGATCGGCTACTCCTTCAGGTGTCTCGGTAGCATCCAGGTCGGCAAACTGGCGGTCAGGGAAACGCTCCCTTGCACGGGCAAGCAGACTTTCCCGTGAGGAAATAGTGTTCTTTTCTTCGGACGTTGCCATAGATAGATTCAATTAAAATTTTCTGTTTGGGTCAAAAATAACCCCTCAGATACTCTGCAGAGGTCTAACTTTCCCCATTTGTTAATTATTGTGAAAGTTCTTAACCGATAATAGGTTAAATTGTTATACCTTTGTCATAGGAGGAAATGCGAGACACTGAACTGATAAGAGCCAAGGAAGAAGCAATTTATGCCGTCTACAAAAGGGGGCTGGAGGAAGGTCGCTTCCGTTCATTCAGGGAAGCGGGCGCATGGGTATGCAGGCAACCCGCTCCGAGATACTTCATTGACTCAAGGACAGCATCCCTCCTCATCGGCAAGATCCACTCGCAACAGTTCCTCATGGGACTCCATCCATCAAGCAGAAGGCTGGTCATCCACCTGGAAGGGAAGTACCGAAAGTACCTCCACGACCATCCCAAAAGCACTTTGTCCCGTGAAAGGGTCATGGAACTGCTCGTGGACGAGCCTGCTCCGGAGTTCTTCATATCTCCGGAAGGGGCGAGGCGCATCATACGGAAAGCCGTCAAAAGGGTTCGGGAGAAATGGGAGCAATAAGGTACATTCTGATAGTGTCGCTGGCGGTCATCTACTTCGCCTTCGGCATTCCGGACTGGCTTCGGGATGGGGACTACCTCACCCGTGCCGTATCCTATTCGTTCTTCCATGCATCCGTCTGGCATCTGGCCATAAACTGCCTCGCCATCTGGAGCATCTTCAGGAAAGGAGACGGGTGCAAGGCTTGCAAGGATTTGGTAATCTCGTATATTATTGCAGTGCTGGTCTTCCCCTGTGCCATCAGACCCGTGGTGGGGTTCTCCAATATCCTCTATGCGATGATAGGACTCCGCACCCCTCCGCTCACATCCAAGTGGTGGAGGACATCCCAGGTCATCGTTTTCCTAATAGTCACAGTAGCCCTGCTCTTCATACCACGGTTCAGTGCAACCACACACATCGCAGCGTTCATCCTTGCGATAGGGTGCGCATACATCCGCAGGTTCAACCAATCCCTCGTCAAAGATGCAAGAAGATATCTATAACAGCATAATTGCCGAGAACGAGAAGCGCATCCGGCATCTCCAGGCCGATTACGACCCCGTGACCGGAGAGGGACTGGACGAACTCCTCGGTGAGAAGAGGGTGAGGCTGGAGATATCCGACTTTGCCATCCCTGTCCAGTACGTCCCCAAGGAGATGATGGAGAACAGACTCGTCAAGGATGTGGTGAAGGCAGGGAGCATCGAAGCATACATCGCCAAGAGGAAATGGAAGTACGGAATCCCGACCCACCTGGAGATAGAGCGAAGGATAAGGCGCATCCGTCACAAGTACGACTTCTGTCACTGGGCATATTTCTGCATCTGGATAAAGCACAAGAAACTCAAGAAGAGGGTGCGGTTCAAACTCAACCTTCCCCAGCTCATCGTCCTTGCCAAATGCGAGGAACTCCGCAGGGCAGGAGAGCCGATAGCCCTCATCATCCTCAAGGCACGACAGTGGGGAGGCTCTACCTTCTGCTTCTTCTACCAGGTCTGGCTTCAGTTCAAGTGGAACGAGTTCCATTCATTCGCCATCGCTGCCCACACCTCGTCCGCATCCGAGACCATCCTCAATATGCTCAAGCGTTCAATAAAGGATTATCCCGCATGGGATCTGGGGCTGGAGGACGGAACGGAACTGCGTCTCGCACCAGCCGACACATCGGGTCACGCCTTCACCCTCAAGGATCAGGACAACAAACAGGTTCTGGAAGGGTTCATCTATGTGGGTACGGCAGAGAAGCCCGATACCCTCCGCTCCAAGGACATATCGGGTGCGCACTACTCCGAGGTCGGAGTGTGGCCTGACACCCCTGGCAAGCAGGCAGAGGATATCATTGCTGACATACAGGGAGGTCTGTTGGAGGACACCGAGACCATGGAGGTCATGGAGTCCACCGCCAAGGCATCGGACGATTACTTCCACGATGTGTGGGAGTCATGCGTAGGAGGGGAGGGAGGATATGCTCCGGTCTTCATCTCGTTCATCCAGATTGAGAACGATGTCCGTGAGATAAAGGACACTAAGGGGTTTGTAAAGTGGCTCTACGACCACAGGGAGGAGGAACGACCCAACGGCAAGTGGAGGGACAGTGGCAAGTACTACTGGTGGCTCTGGGAACTCGGAGCGACCCTTGAACACATAAACTGGTATCGCTACCGCAGGCTGAAGCTCTCCTTCGCCAAGATGTGCAACGAAGCACCAGCCACACCGGAGCAGGCGTTCATCACGGCAGGACAGAAGGTGTTCGATCCGTTTGAGGTAGCAAGGAAGAGGGAAAGATGCCTTGAGCCTACGATGGTCGGTGACCTCATCAGCGATGCCCACGAGGGCAAGGAGATCCTTGACAACATCCGCTTCATCCCCAACTCCACTGGTGCGCTCCGTGTCTGGGAAGAGCCGGATGACTCACCCATCGCCAACCGATATGTGGTTGCCGTGGATATCGGTGGCCCGAATGACACTTCCGACTGGTCATCGGTGAGGGTGCTTGACCGCCTGATGATGATGCCGGACTTCGGTCTGACGGGCAGACCCAACGTGGTAGCGGAGATGCACTACCACACCGACCACGACAAACTCGCCTATGATGCTCTGAGGCTCTCGGAGTGGTACGGGCATGCTCTACTTGTCATAGAGTCGAACACCCTGGAGACACATAAGAAAGACCATAATGCCGATGAGGAAGGATTCGAATACATCCTTGACATCATTGCCGACATCTATGACAACCTGTACATGCGCCAGACGAAGGAGGAGGACATCAAGGAAGGAGTGGTAGGGAAGTGGGGATTCCACACAAACGCACTCACCAAGCCGAAGATCATTGACAACATGCGCACCTGTCTCCGTGATGACCTATGGGATGAACCAAGCACCCTCTGCCTTGACGAGATGTCCATGTATGTGGACGAGAAAGGGCAGTACAACGCTCCTCCAGGCAAGCACGATGACGTGCTGATGGCTACGGCAATCCTCCTCTGGGTAGGGTTCAAGGAGATGCCCATCCCCACCTGGATCAAGCCGAGGGTCACGGAGAAGACCACCGTACACGGAGACCGCATGGGATTGACTAACATCTAATATTCAACGATATGAAATTCTTTAAGAAACTGTTTCGCAAGCCAGCGATCATCCTCGTCACCATCTGGGCAAAGAGAACCTATGAGCAGGGAGTGAGGGCGGCAGAAGAGAGACATCGCAGGGAGAAGAAGACCATCTACCTTGCATCGGCCACGTTCCGTCCTGACAGGCTCGTCACTTACACCAGGGAGCAGTTCCGTCTGGAGAAGAAGGTGTTCGGCTACAGGGCGAGACTTCTGACCGTCAACACACTCCGTGAGGGCTGCTACTACTACACGGCAGACCAGTTCGGGAAGAACGGAATCAGGAAGAGGGACAAGGAGATCCGCAGGCAGGCGTTCATCAAGGAGAGGCTCACTCTCGCCAAGCTGATATAAGAAACAGCCTCCAGGATTCCCATCCGAGAGGCTGCTGAGAAAGAAAATGTAGTATGCAAATTAGTCAGGTTGGTACATGTTCATTGACCTGACAACAGCCGCTTCCTCACGAGACAGCGAGGGCTGGGCTTGGACAGGCTTGCCTTGCACTACGTTTTGGGCATCGTATTGGGCGATTGAAGAGCCTGCCTGTTGCATCGCTTCCGCTTCAGCCTGCCTTGCCTGCCTGTTCTGGAGGATCTTGTCGGCATAAGGCACATCTGCAATCTCAAGGTACTCCTCAAAGGAGATGAGTCCGTTGAGCAGGAACTCCTTGGCATCCTGGTTGATGATCGCACGGAACACCGGAGTGTCGGCACTTTCCTTTATCTTGAGGTCATACTCCAAGTCACCTACCTCGTTGAGATTAATGTTGGCATTGTCGTAGTATCCGTCCAAGCGACCTGCTATGCTCTTGAACCTTGCGGTGTCGTAGAACATGGCGATGTTCTTCATCTTCTTATAGAGGACGGACTCCATGAACTTGCGGAAGTCCTCCATCAGTCCGGCAATCGGAGTGGAGGCATTGGTAACCATCTGGGCATAGAGCGCACCCGAAGTGCCAGCACCAGGGGCTTTGCCCTGGATAGCACCGTTGACGGGTGTGCCGCTGTCCATGAGTTTGGAATAGGTCGCAATGAGGCCTGCGACATCGAAGTTCTGGGCTGCACCGAAGAAGGTCTTCGGCATCAAGCCCTCCTGACCTGGCTTCATGTCTATGAATACCATGTCATCAATGGATGTCCAGCTCCTTGCGAAGTCATCGAAACTCACATCATCGGGGACGATGGCCTTCGGGACAACCGTGACTCCCTTCGCCTGTGAACGGAGCAGCCAGTCGTGGAGAACTATCGCCCTGTTCATTGCGATGTTGTGGTCAATGGCATCGTTCATGTATCCGATGAGCTTGCCGTCCACGAAGGGGAATGCACAGAAGGAGAAGGGATGGCTTCTGTCAGCATAAGGGGATTCTCCCTCCCAGAGTACCGTACCGTCAGGGGCGAGGAAACGGCAGTACCAATAGGTGTCAATGAAGAAGCCATTCCTTTCATCCTCTCCGTTTCCGTAGCCGTCACCAATGATGAACGGGGCATCGGAGTCAGACCATCCGGCACTCTCTGCCAGCTTCTTCCTCCTCTCGTTCTCCTGCCTGACCATCTTGCGGTAGGCACGGTCATCGGCATCAATGATTTCCTCCGTTCCGGAGTTCATGTCGTGGAGACGGATTCTCGGCTTGGTTTCCCTCGTCCATATCTCAAAGACCCTGCACTTGGTGGAGTCAGTAGGACGGAGGAAGACCATGTCATCCTCGTCATGCCTGTCGGTGATCTCGTCCTCGTCCTCCTCCTTGAAGATTACGGACTGGTTGGCATATATGTCACGGAGGGTCTCATAGTCTCCCATCTTGTGGGCGAACATGGCACAGACCTCTTCGAAGCTCTTGTCGAAGAACTGCCCAACAAGGGTGACATCCCAGAATCGGGGGTCTACCGCTTCGCTCTCAAAGAACACCTGGTTGGGGTTGCAGTAGGTTGTCCATGAATCCAGCCTACGGTTCGGGCCGGAGGTGTCATCATATGCCTCGTGAGCGACAGCCAGTCCACCGATGCAGATATCCTTGAGGAACTTTATTGACAGTTCCGTCATGAGGTTCTTCTCGCAGTTGGCCTGCAGAGCCACGGTCATTATCTCACCGTACTGCTGCTCGTCACGGTCAATGGCATGACAGACAGGCTCACTCTTGTCCTTGACCATCACACCGACAATGGTGTCCACCTTGTTCTTGATCTGGTTCGTCTGGATGACCACGTTTCCCTGCTGCATGAGGTACTCACGATAGGTCATTGACTGACCGTTCACGGTGATGATGTCAGCCCACTGGTCTCCATAGGTGAATCGGACACCCCTTGCCCTCTGCTGACGGAACTCGTCCATGTTGCCCCAGATGGTCTCGCACCTCTGGAGAAGGGCTACATCCTTATCCTTGAAGTTAAGTTTCGCCTGCCTCGCCTTGACGGAATCAATATCCTTCAGCGAAGCATCACGCTTTATGAGACGTGTGGCCTTAAACATAATCTCTATTTAATGGTTACACCGAGCTATTGAAGTTCCCCTGGATTGGAATACTCGGCAGTGTAGATAGGATTGAGGTGACCGTCAATGGCCTGGAGCTTGGTAGCGATAGTCTCCAGCTTGGTGGAGATGGTCTCGGTCTTGGAAGCGAGGGTCTGCAGTTTGGACTCAATCCCAGACATGCTGGCAGTCGCTCCACCTCCGGCAAGGGTCTTGAGGGAGGCGGCAATATCCCTGATGTAAAGATCTAAATTTTCCATACTCGTATGAATTAGCATATATGTCGGTTACGAAAATAGGGAAGGTTTCCCCTCCCTATGGTCTATCTTTCCCCAATTTAACTATCGGAGTTTGTTGAGCATCCTCGTGTCGTAGTCCACTTCAATCCAGCTTATCCTCTCGGTAGGGGAGAGGTTCGTGAGGATGATGAGCCTGAACCACTTGTACGAACCGCCATGGAGCGAAGGCAGGACTCCCCAGTTGATGCAGTCCATAGATCCGAGCAGGATGTACCTCGCATCGGTTCTGTTGTACCTGCCCCTGATGCGGATGTCTCGCAGTCCCTTCCTCACATCGGGTTCACCCAGGTCAAACGGCCTTGTGATGATGACTCCCTTGAGGCTCTCGGATGATGTGACATCCAGCTTGCTTGAGAGATCCCATACATAGTGGCGGTTGCTTGCCTGTGCGTTCACATAGGTATCGGGATAGGCATTGAGGACATTGGAGATGGACAGGGTCGAACCATATCCGTCCACGAACACCTTGTGCCAGGTGCTGGTCTTGAGCATGAACACATACTGGTAGGTCTCGTTCTCGTTGATGAACACGAGCCTGTTGCCCTTGTAGTCATAGCCGATCCTCGCATTCTCCATGAACGCCATGAAGTGCGTGTCATCCATGAGGGTGTTCATGAAGGGTGACCAGTCTCCGGTATTGATGAGAACCGCCTCCCTGCTTTCTGGATTCAAGGCATAGTGTTCTCCGTTCATGAAGGGGGACAGGTCGGTAATCTGGGAGCCGGATATGAGCATCACGGTCTTCTCGGTGACGAACACCACGGCATTGTCAATCGGTGTGATGGAATCGGGGTTGATGCAGACCTCCCTGCTCAACGGCTTGGTGGACACTATCGTGCCATCGCTTGCCGACTCCATAGCCCAGATGCCGTCCTCCGTAAACACATAGATCGGGAACTGACCGAACTGTCCCGTGGACAGGGCATTGGTGGCGATTGCAGTCCCCAGCACCCTGCTGTTGAATGTATATCGTGAAGCAATAGGGAACACGAAGGGATTGTCCATCTCGGAGGCATAGACCTTGTTCGGTCTGTTATCGGTGTAGGACTCACCTCCTGCAACATACTCCACGTTCTGGGTGCAGTAGTCTATCAGTTCCTTGGTTATGTCACCATACCAGTAGGAGCAGTCAAGGTTCGGGTGGGGAGTCATACTCAATGTCGTACCTCCGAGGAAAGCAGCATCTCCAGACAATACTTGTGGTCTCGTGCCATAGTATGCGGATATGTCCACTGCGAAAGCCCTTGCATCTGGGCAGAATATCATCCCATACCCATCACTATTGAACTGCTGACCGTTGAGAGTCTCCGCTCCGAACTCAAAGTATTCACTTCCGGAGTTGGTTGCCTTGATGGAGAACGAATGTCCCGAACTGTCACGGAGATGGAAGGTCATCTTGTACGCCAGTATCGTCCCGTTGTCATAGTTGTAGGTATGAGTCGGGGTATGGGTATAATATATGGACTGGTTGAGGTAGTTCTTCGCTATCGGGATGTTCAGAGCCATTTCAACTTTCTCCGATATGCCGGAAGCAATAATCTTGTTGTTGTAGAGTGTAGCCTTCGTGTACCTGACATCATAGTGCTTCATGTCCGAGAGGGTATCCAGACGGATGCCTGCAGTCACGAGGCTGTCGGTGGACATAAAGTTGGAGGTATCCAGAATCAGTCCGTTTGTCAGGGTAGCCAGGGAACTGGCATTGTATGGAGCGGAATAAACCCTGTAGAAGTTGGATGCATCAAGGAGTCTCTGAAGGGGAGAGCTGCCATCACCAAGCGTAGGACTACCCGTGACCTCGGTAGTCGGGTTTCCTGATGCATGATAATCCCCATCCTTAAAATAGCTCTTCGTCCTATCTACATCAATCTGAGGGGAGAGATAGATCTCAAAGGAATCCACTATATCCTCCCACAAACTATAGAAGTCCACGGTGGTGTCTAACCTGAAGAACAGCTTGTAGGCCATCATCAGGTTTATAGTTGCATACTCCAGCCTACGGCTTCCTGTATGATCCCAATCATATCCAGTGATTAAATACGGATTATCGTACCCAGGAGCAATCAAGACGGGAGTAGAGATAATCCTTGTCCCGTCATACAATCTGACGGCCAAGACTGCGAACATTTGGCGATTGAATACCCCTTGCCTTTGATTCTCGGCTATTACAAGGTTAATCTCCTCATTGAGCCATTGTAGACTTTCCGTAGACAATCCTGACTTCTTCGGAGCTTCGGAATCATCCTCAATGTAATGCCACACTTCCTTTGACTTAACGACATCTCCCCCGGACACATCGTAGTTGGCGATGGTGAAGGCAGGGAAGGGAATCTTAGAGCCAAGGAGCTTGTACTCTCCGTCCTTCAACAACACCCAGTATGTCTGAATCTCCTCGCCATCCCTCGTGATTTTCTTCGTGACAACACTGAGCGAATTCCCAAGATTGATGCACTGGACGAACTCCTCCCTCTCAAAAACCCCGATTTCAAACGAGAGGAAGGGGTCGCATTTGTTCTCTGAAGGATTCCATACTCCAAGTTTGGTGTACAGTTCTTCCTGATACTTTATGATAGCACGAATATGGTTCGGGGTCTTATGGATGAACACTGCCTCCCAGGGGTAGTTCCAGTTGTCCGGTGGGAACATAACCCTTCCCTCCTCATCGGTCATATCGTTCACCACTACTGGCCTGAGTGCAGGAGCGGTCTCGTCATTGTCAATGAATACATTGAGGCTCTCCGCACAACCCCCATCTTCCGTGTATCGGTCTGAGGGGTTGCGTGAGATCCCACGCAGTTGAAGTCTTTTAATCATCGCTTCTTGTCTTTTGGTTTATTGATTTCCTTGCGTTCCTTAACCTTTTTCTTGAAACTCTTGAGGTATGCCTTCTCCCTCTTCTCCTCGGTCTCGTCAGAGTATGCCCATCCTGTAAGTGGCGCACCCTTCATCACCTTGTATCTCGCATATCTCTCTGCCATCTCGCCTGCACTCATCGTTCTGGCCTTGTCAGCATTGACTCCAAGTTCATCAATATAGACCTGATCTATCTGTGACTGAGGGACTTGCAGGACTCTCATCATGAGGAGCAACGCCTCCTTGGAGGTCTCAAGGTCTCCACCACATGCATCCACGACAGCGACCACGGCATCGGTCAGGGTCTGAGGATTGACTCCGATTCCTGCCTGAATTGCGAGGTTGATGAGGTCATTCGAACCAGCAACAGGGTCGTAGCTCATCTTCTTGTAGGCAGACTTCATGTCGCTTATGATAGGAAGGAGTGACGGATCGTAGTTGCTGAGGCTCTCACCCTTGGCCATCATATTGATAGCCTCGCTCATGACATTGCCTCCGGACAGACCTTCCATCGAACCACCTATGAGTCCATGCAGGAAGGCTTCACGAAGCATCTCCTTCTTCTTGTCATCATCGTCTCCGAAGAGCAGATAGGCGATGCTTCCTCCAAGATTCCAAGCGAACTGGACAAGGAATCCGAAGGTTGCTACCCTTGCAGCACTTCTCCACTTCTCCCTTTCGTAGTTCCTTTCGGCAGCGTGTTGTGCCTGCTCCTCGGTCAATCCGTCACGCTCCATCTGCTTCTTCATGAACTCAATGGATGCTTCCTTGTATCCAGGCTTCATCATCTTGCCGATGTTGCGGATGGCATCGTGCAACTGCCTCTGGTAACCCATCGAAGAGTTGCGGAAGACCGTTATCATGGTAGCGAGGACTGTCCTGTCCAACTGCACGGGAGCAACGAATGCACCCTCGTTGGACTGCTGGGTCTCGTTGTAAAGGGTGGTTGCATCCTGCTTGGCCTTCTTGTCGGCCTCCTCCTCGGTGTAGCCGTCCTTGATATATCTGTCGTACCTTGTCTGGTAGATGGAGTGTGAACCGATGGAAACGGTCAGTGCATCCACGAAGGCGTTGGGTGACATACCCCATCGGGACAGTTTCTCTACTAACTTATGATGCCACAGTTTCCAATCGGAGTCGGTGTTCATCAGCCTCGTGTCTCCAGCCATCCTTGACCTGACCCTCTTCTCAAAGAGAGGGAGGTTCTCCATAGCCCAGTTCCATGCCTTCCAAGGTGTGGCGAGGTTCTCGCCCAGGTACTTGATGTTGGCATCGGAAATGAAGGCAGGCATGGACAGCAACTGCTTCAGAGCCGTGTAGACTCGGAAGGAGATCTTTGCAGAGGTCACACCCTTAGCCACGTTCAAGGCAGCGGTGTCAAGGTCGGACTTCTTTCCGGCAGGGGAGTAAGTCCCTCCAACGATTCGGGATACCGACTTGAAGTTCCTCCAGAGTTCCGAGCCAGAGCCATAGACCGTTGCCATGTTCTGCACCTGGTTGCGGAATCTCTTGTAGGAGAGGAGGGTGTTTAGATCCTTGTTGAACTCAGCGAATGCAGCCCACTGCTCCATCTGCTCCACATGCTCAATCACTGTTGAGAATGCATCGGCATTGAGAAGGTCAAGATCTTGTGCATTGCGCTTACGCTTGATAATGCTTCCTGTAGTGGTAGCAGGGAGGGCATCATCGAAGTCGGGTCTGCCCAGATCCTCTGCCTTGTTCAGACTCCTCTTGTTTATCTTGAGAGGGAAGTAATCCTCAATCGCTGCCATCGAAGCACCGAAGAGTCTCTCATGGACTGCATTGTACTTGTTCCTCTTCTCCACGAGGAACTTCTCCTGCACCCAGTCGGCAAGTTCGATGAATCTGTCATCCATCTGCCTTGCAATGGCATCAACGGTAGCCTGGGTGATTCCCATCCTGCGGAGTTTCATCCTACCATCGGTCATCTTGTTGACCATGTAGATGTACAGGAGGTTACCCTGGGTGAGTTCATGCTCCTTCAGTTCGCCTCCGTCCCACCATCTGACCTTAACCTTCGGCATCTTCCTCTCCACGTCATAGAGGTCGCTCCACCTCATATCCTTGTCGAAGACCTCGCTTACCTTCTCGTCCAGTTCGGACTTGGCTTCCTTTTCTCCGAGGTATGCCTTCTCGGATGCCTCAATCCATCCCCTGTGGAACTTGTTCCAGAGATAGCCTTCACCTGCCACGCTCTTCTCTCCGAAGAGTCGCAGCATCTGGTCGAAGGTAACGAGAGGCTTGGCGAAGAATCTCACGAGCGAAGAGTTCGCTATCCTGCTCCACCTTGTCGGCTCGGCAAACGGACTTGCCTCCTTGCCCTGCATATCGCTGTTGGCAAGGTGGTGGATCTCCTCCACCCTCTTCTTCTCGTTCTCCGTGAACTCGTTCTTTGCTACGATACTGCCTGCCATCATGGAGGCCATCTGGTCACGGAGTCTCTGGTATGCCTCAATCCTTTCGATGCGGTTCTCACGGATGGCTTTCTCCGAATCTTCCACGAACTCGTTGTATGCCGTTCTGGATATCTTGCCGTCACGAAGTTGCTCGGCAGCATCCTTCATCTCGTTCTTGATGCCCCTCTCCTCGTTGATGCTGGCCTTGATGTTCTCCTGGTACTCCTTGGCAAGCATCAGTCCCGCCAGTTCATCCTCGGCCTCGGAACGGACTGCATCGTCCTTGCTCTCCAGCCTGTCAGTCAAAACTGCAATCCTTCCGTTGATGGTGTTCTCATCGAACTCATCATTGGGGTTCTCCAGATCCATGTCCAGTCCAGCCTTGTAAGCCTTGAGGACATTCTGTCCACGGACATCCAATGTACCCTGGACTTCCACGCCAGAGGAGTTGACCTTGCTTGCCCTTGTGCTTGCAAGCATTCCGAGCTTGGTCTCCTCGGATTTCAGCAGGTGTGCAAGCATCAGGTCGATGAGGGCATCGGCATTCTTCTTCACGGTCTTCGGCGCTTTGCCCACGGACGTGGTTATGATGCCGAGCAGACGGGAGATCTCCCTCCTGTTGAGAGTGTCAATGGCCTGGTCCTTGATGATTTCCTTGGCAAGCACCGTGAGGGTGTTGACGGTCTTCCTGTCGTACTCCTTCTGGAGTGACATAGCCTTGATGGTATTGAGGGCATTGTCTTCCCTTGCCACCTGCTTCTTCTCATCCATGGTAGCCTTGGCATCGTCTGCCATTGATTCTGCCCTTTCGGTGGCTTCCTCAATGTCCTCGCCAAGACGGAACATCGGCTGCTCTGCGAATTCTCCTACCTGGTACTTCCTCTGCATGGCGATGTCCTTGACGGTGTCAAGCAGGTCATCGTCCTCCTGCTTGCGGTCACCACGCCATAGGATGTACCTTGCGGTCTTCTCATCCAGAGGGATATAGTCACGGAGCATGTTGGCAGCAAGTCCGGCTATTCCGGTCTCGTCTCCCTTCTCCACAGCCTCGGATATCATCTCCTTGGCTGCCTCTGAGAACAGGTAACTGTTGCCAGCCCTGTTCACTATCTGCTCACGGATCTCCTTCGGCACTGCCTTGTAGACATTGCGATAGAGTTCAGCCTCGTTCTCATCACCGATCACCCCAGTAAGTCCTGCACGATGGGAATCCTTGACTGCATCCTGGCTTATACGGAATTGGACTTCGGCTTCTTTCTGTGCAACAGTGCCGGAAGGAGCATCGCTGATTTCAACGCCTCTCTTCTCCAACTCTTCACGCAGGGAAGGAGTAACGGTGTTGTAAGGTACTGCGATATTCTCTCCTTCCAAAAGTTCGGCTATCCTGTCTGCCACCTCGCTGTCGGGAACAATGCGGATAGGCTTGTCATATCTGGTAAGGATGACCTTGCGAGTCTTCTCTTCAGGCAGTTTGCTGCTTACAGGGCCGGAGTGCCAGTTCATCTCACCAACGGAATCCTTGGCTTTCTCTGCCTTGTATCCGCTTGTCAGTTCGCTTTCGGGAACTTCAACTTCAACGGTCACCAGGTTCGGTCTGTTGTAGGCAGAAGTGAACTGGTCGTTGAGAGGGGAGCGAGAAGTATGGATATACGGATTGTACCTTGCTTTGAGGGACTTGCCGTTACCCTTGTTGAGAGTAAAGTATCCCTTTTCATCTGCGAGGTCTGGACGTTCTACGGCTTCCTCCCATACTCCGAGTTCAATCGGCTCTTGGAGTTTGCCGTCCACTTTCGCTGCCATAGGAGGATAGAGTTTCCCATCTATCTCCTGCATTGCCCTGTAGACCTTGATTGTCGGCTCAGAGTTCAGCCTGTCAAGTGTCTCAGGGTCGGTTACCTTGCGGAAGTTTACCTCCTGATCCCCTTGTTGTAATCGTCCGCTGCCTTCATCACTGCCTTCCTCAATGCCTCCTTCACCTTCTCCGGCATTGGCTTCTTCTCCTTGGGCAGTTCTTGATTCTGCTTCTTGTCTTGCATCATATCCTATCCTGTTAAAGAAATCATTAATCGTATTGAAGATATCGGGATACTCTGCCTTAGCATATACCTGCATAGCATCAATATCCTCTGACTGCATCATGTCTGGAAGGACTGAACTGACGAACTCCTCTTCAGGGTAATCCTTATACTCATCATCAGTCTTCAGGGATTCTCGGTAGTTACGCCATTGTGCGATATCATCTTCGTTGAATCCTTCCATAAGGAAGTCCCCGATAGCAGCGAACTGTTCTTCGGTTATCCCTGCCTTATCTGCATATGCATGGATATTCTCATGGAAGCAAGTGTTCTCAACATCCTCTGCATCATCTTGTTTGTTTACAAAGATAATAATTCTTCCTCCATCCTCATGACTGTAGTGTCCCTTTCTCTTGGAATCGTTCTCCACAGACATAGTATAGATAGGAACGATGGGGGTGTACTTATTGCGGAACTTGTCCACTTCCGCTTCTGCCTCCTTCTTCCCAAGTTTGAACATGACCTGTCCTTCCATCACGGACTCCTTCATTTCCGGGGTCACGTCAACGGAGTGCATGGTAAGGGGATGTCCTGTCTCATCGTAGACCTTCGGCAGTTCGATATCCTGCACCTTGACTCCCCACTTCTTGCCGTACTTGTTCATGAAGCGGGGGAGGATGTCATCGTAGAAGCCCTTCATGCCTTCGCCACCGACACGGAGACCATCACCAGATATTTCCTCTCCACTTTCGGCAGACATTATCTTGACGGCAAGTTCCTTACCAACGATATCCCCAAGGTTCTTCCCCTCAAATTCATCTTGATTGCTTTGCGTAACTTTCCCATTCTCGTCAATAGAAAGGGTAACAGTTCCGCTATCTTTCATCAATAATTCGACTTCTCTGCCCCACTTTTCGTCTCTTACAACTATGCTATCCAGGGTTTCGCCAAGGTTATACCTATCTGCCTGCTGGTCTCCGGTAGTCCATGCTATCTTGTCGTAGCCCTCCTCGGCAGCGAGACGGAGCATGCGCTTCATCGCAAGCTCATGCCAGTTCTTCTCAAAGGGAGCAGCGGGGACACCATCTGAAGACAATCGTTTAAATTCTTTGGATGCCTCTCCCCATCTTTCATATAGGACATGGACATTATCAATCTCTTCATTTGTCGCACCAGCCTGTTTGAGTTTGTGCCAAACTACAGGTTCTGCCTCCCCCTTTTCTTCAACCCCGTATTTCTGCTGAAGAGATTTTACGAACTGATAATAGTCCTTCCTCGCATTGTGTTGCGATTCCTTCGCTTTTTTACGTTCCTCTTGGCCAGCTTTATATCCACCATACTTCCTTGCATCCTCATGCCTCTGACTCTGAATCTCTTCAAGGACGAGGACACGAGGGCCTGTAGTATCCATCTCATTGGATGTCAGACTCTGAAGATGAGCAATCTCCTCCTCGGTCATGTGGTCGGTCTCCTCACCAGGGATAGCACCGTATTTCTCCCTCATCTCTGCGAGATAGGAATCTACTGCCTTCGTCTCATCGGATGTGGCATTGGTGTCCCCGAACCTTATCCATGCGATAGTCTTGCCCTTGGTAAGATCGTCTGCAAAGTGTACCTCCGGCATAGATCCAAAGTAGGGTTCAATAGTGGGGACAGTCAAAGCAATCTCCCTCTTGTTCTCCAACCCTGGCATTGAGTAATCTAATCGCATAGGATTGATTGGAGCTTCCTCAGTCGGCTTATTCAGTCCGAGGTATTTCCTTGTCGCTGAATTGAAGTGGGCATCGTCATACTCCTGCATCGGCATAAGGTCTCTGCCATTCAACTCAAAG